AAACGCGCAGCTTCTTCTTCACCGCGCTTTGGTTCAGGCGTACTCAAAGGACTTGCCATCGGCGCAGTCGTTTCTTCCTGCTCAAACGCAGGCGGGGTGGCGGGTTCGCCTCCCATTCCTTGATCAGCCTTCATCAAGTCCATCATGTCCTGTGGTTTCACAGCCATTTGGTACTCCTATGTTGCGCGAACGATAGATATAAATTAACTATCGCGTCAACTAAAAAAAGGGGCAAAATGTTGCCCGTTGCTATTTTACTATCGTCCGGTACTTCTGGTGCCAGTATTTCTACTAGCGCCTTTGAAGGCGTTGCGGTTAAAGCTCATCGACGGTGGTTGCCGGGTCGATTGAATATCACGTTGGGTCATGCGGGGTTGATCCCCACTTTTCAGCATGGACTGGGAGTTCATTGCGCCTGATCGTTGATTCATTACACAGCCCTCAGTTGCGGTTGTTCGGGTTGCTCTGGTGTTGCACCTGCTGGTGCGCCGCCTTGCGGTGCGGCAGGGGGCTGCATCATTTGCTGCATAGCTGCGGCAGCTTCCATTGCCTTGACCTCTTCCACCAGTCGATCCTTCATTGGCGGCTCGACCATCTCCAGCAAGCTGGCCTTACCAATAGCGCCAGCATTGAACAGGCTGAATGCCAAGTCTCTGGCATCTTCCATGAAGATTGGGCTATTGGAATGCGCGTCCACTTTGACAACAAAGTCATCCGTAAACTGGGCAGCAATAAATTCGTTGCCATCTTCGTCACGGTAGCGCGTATCGTCATAGACCATCATCATCTTCAGATACAGCGTTGCAATTTTCTCAAGACTATCTTCAATGGTCAATGCACGTTTCTTGGCGCGGGAAGAACCCAGTCGAGCAAGCTGCGAGGCATGGCCTTGGCTACGAACGCCAGTTTCGCCACGGCCTGAGAGTACGCTGGTAATGCCAGAGGCTTCAGCAAACATGGCGTCAATCTCACCGAGTTCGCGGAACAAGTCGTTCGGGATGTTTGGCGTGAACTCTTCTACTTTGGCGTTAGGCATATCAGACGCCACCATGCCGTTGGCACGATTAAGCGCAAACATCTTTTCATCCAAGATTCCTTGGAAACCAATAAACGCTTTGGGTGGGTTGACCTGCTTGTCCAGCAATTCGAGTATCTGTCCGGTTCGTTTATTACGCATCTCTTGCAGGAACACAAGACGCTGCGTTTCAGACTGACCATAGTAGTAATCGTATTGAGGCGATGGGCAGATTTGTACGAACGGCTGCTCACCTTGTAAGAATAGGCTCTTGGATGCACGATCATAGATGACGATGTCTGGATCAGCAATGGTGACGCAGACGTAATCATCTACCTTATCGTCGTATATCCAAAGCTCCCGCATTTTGACGGTAGGCTCTGCAATCTGTGGCGTGTACGTCATGTTGCCAGCCAGATTCATCTGCACGTTACCGTAGATGGTCGGATCAATTGCAGAAGTCACTAGGCGCTCAACGCCTTCGGGGTACTTCTTGGTTTGCTGTTCAGCCAGCGCAATGCGACTTAGAATCTCATCACGCTTTTCATGCGAGTACAGGCGTGAGTAGAGTTCCGATTTGGTCATGTAGAACTCTTGCACCATTGCCTCTTGGCGGTCTGTGTACGGTGTGTCTTCGCGTAGCACGCCAAACACGCCGGGTTCCACCATGTACGGGTGGATACCATTGCGCCAGATTAGTTTGACAAAGGTGGAGTTGTAGCAAAACGCCCAGTTCAATGCCTGACCAAACACTTGGTCTGCGTTACTAGCAGTCCAGTAATCGTGCAATGCTTTGGTCAGTGCGGATATTTTCTTTTTGAACACTTCAGGCACAGACGCGCCGATCTTGATGGAAAAGCGCGTCGTGTCTGCCGAGTACATAAAGGCAGACAGTTGATCAATGTGCGGATAGATTTTATTGAAGTGCGCAGGCGGTGAGTTTTGATCAGCGCCGAACAGGTAGTAGGAGCGTAGGGTGGAGTATTGTGCTTGGCGCTCACCTTGAGACACCAGACACTTGTTCATGATGTCAATGTAGAACGCTTGGCGATCAACTGGGCTTTCAGGAATTCTCATTTGATCTGTAAATTCTCATGGTCGGCAATGTAAGACCCCACTTTCGGGCCACTCAAATTCGTACCCGCTTGCTTGACCGCCTGCATTCCTGACACTGACTCACCCGCAATCGAGTTAAGGTTGTAGCCACCCACTTCCGCAGGCGATCCCCAACGGGGTGCGAACGGATTATTAGGCGTGGCATGGCGCGGCGGCTGCGCCTCACCTTCTCTGGTCGATTTAATATCGCTCATCTTGAAGTCTAGCGCAAGTTGTTTTAGCGTTTTGTCATTATGTTTCGTTGAATCGCTGGCAAGACCGACGGCTTGCAAGAACACTAACTGCACATCCGTGCAGCCAGAAGGACAAACTGCCTCCCAACTTTCAAAGTAGCCATGCACCGGACACTTGTAATCATGTAATACACTCATGTTAGCCCCTCACTTCTTTAACAAATGTGGTTTTGTATAATCGTACTTGTTAATGGGTTTAACGGACAAGCCAATTTTGCCGTTATTCATCTCCAGCGTGTAGCCACGCTTTAGCGTTTTGCCAAAATCCTTTGGCGGGTGGTAGTCCAGTTTCATCCGGCCTGCAATATCCATCCTCATACCGGCCTCGCCGTTCTCCAAAGCCGTCAAAGCCTTGGAAATACGGCGCTGTGTGGTCTCAGAAACAGGCATTTTTAGCTCAAAAAAAGCCTTTTTCATGTTCCGATAGTCCACTCCTGCCATCTTCGCAAACTCAGCCATTGAGTAGCCTCTTTTGCGATTTAGACGCATATTGTGCAGTCTTAGCTTGATTTCAGTGATGGAAAGTACCTTAATCATCAAAAACCCAGTGCTTTTAGGTAGTTTGACACCTGTTTTTGTACCTGAACCTGCCCACCTTGCTCATTTTCGTCGCTTTTTGACTCTTTTTTGTCCTTGGTTACCCGGTTTGCAATCAATCTAGGCTGTAATTGCTCTGCAAAAGCGGCTGTAGCTAATGCTGACGCGATCACACGGTCATCTTTTGACCTACCAGTGGCGGCAATCGTGCCTCCATCACGCACAATCCCCTTCATTTCGTCAATGCACTCTTCCGAATACACCTTTAGCATCCCGCGCTCGAAGTAATCCTTCAGGTAATTCAGCATTCGCTCCTTGGAAGAATGCGTTGTCACCCAACCAATACTGTTGCTAATACCGAAACTGTCGTTTCTTCGCCACAGGTAGTGCTGCATATTGCCTAAAACGTCGTTCAGGTGTCGGGCTTCCGACGCTGGCAACGACATGGCCTGCCTTCTTAGGTTCCTCATCTCGTTAATCACGGCCTGTCCGGGGCCGTTGACTTCCAAGTTCAGCAAGGAATTGCCGTAAGCGCCAGCCAGATAGCAGATCACCCAAGCAAATTGGAAGGTATTTAACTCCGAGGTAGCAAACTCTGCAACCTGTTCCATGCCATCGGCATAGCAGCGGAACACCTGAATACAGAATCTATCTGCCCAGTCCGACGATCCATAGGCAGGATCAGCGCCCACGACGTAGTAGGCGTTAGGTACTGGCTCTTCCCAAATCTTTAGGGTCGCCAATCGTTCGCTACTTTGGATTAGCGTCGTGTCTTGGAAGTTGGCACCCATGCTAAAGCGATAGGGAATGAAGGGTGAGCGTTTGGCTTCCTTCATGGCGTCGGTACAACGGGCGGTAGAGAAGAAGGAGGTTCCCGTCATCACAAAGGCGTAGTCCTCTGTGGGTGGGAATTCCTGATACATCAGGCCATCGTCTTTCAAACCTTCGTGCAGCTTCCAGCGCCACCAAGCAATCTGCCGAGAGTTGATCTCGTAGTTGTACATCTTCTTGATGTCTTTCGTCCATTCCTTCTCTTCGGGCGAAAGTTTGCCATCCCAGTACACCTTGTAGATGTCTGACTTGGGATCAGCCATGTACAACTGGTTACGCCACCAGCCACAGAAGATGGCTTTCTGTGTTCGCGCACGTTTGGCAGTTGTCCACATATCGTGGAACATATTGAAGCCTCGCGCCGTACTTTCGAACATATAGTAGCGAAGCGGGTTGGTTTCAGCCAAGGATGCCAAGAGTGACGCCAAGCCTTCCTCGTCGCCCCATGAAGACGTTTCCGTGCCATGCAAGAAAGTAATGCCCTTGCCTCGACCCAATCCACCTTTGGCTCTTGTGCCTGCCACCTGATAGAACATCCGACTTCTGTTTTGCAGTACCAACTGATTGCGGTTGTGGCTCATCAGTGGAATCTTGTACTGCTTTGGCAGGCCATCCATGTACATGGACAGCGTACTTCTGAACTGCTCTCGGTTCTCTTCAGTATCCGTCGTTAGCGTTCCCTGCATACCGGGATGGATAAAGTGCCAGTAAAGATCAAGCGCCAAGGAGATCGTGGTGATACCAAGCTGACGGCCTTTCAATACCACAAAGAAATGGATGTCATCTTGCAGACCACGCGCTACCTCATCCATGACATAGGTTTGGGTGCCGAGCAAACGCTCACCCAAGGTGATCATGCCTTGTTCTTTGGACTCAATCCTTAACTGGCGGCAGAAGCGGTAGAAAGCCTTACGATCAAACTGCATGGATGGTGTATCCGTAGTGATTCTCAAACATGGCAAAGGCTTGTTCCTCACCCATGATTTGCTTACGCTGCTCTTCAGTCAACTTGTAGAGCATCTCACCGTTGGATAGCAACTGTCTAAAACGGCTGTGATGACCAAATATCTTGGTCGAGTTCATGCCATTGTGGATGGGGCCAAAGTGTTCAAACGAGAAATACTTAGCCACTTCCAGTGGCGCATACTTGATGCCCACATTTTCCATTGCAGGACGCAGGAAGCAACCTAACTGCACATCCTCATTGTTCAACATGGCTTCAGGAAAGTTACGGCGCATGATCCCGTGCTTGGAAGGTGCTTCCAAAAACTTCTTACTACGCAATGAGAAGCCACCGTTCTGCACAATCAGCGCATCCTTGTAGTCCTTACCATCCATGCACCATTGGTAGAGCGTTGAGAACTCACCATTTGGCATTAGGGCTGCATGACTTGGGCCACCTACATAGTCATAGTTGAACCAGTCATCATTCCAATTCTTTGCATCCAACGCCCAACCATCGTGCTGCACAATCAAGGCGTACTCAGTGTCGATGTAGTTATGCAGGCTATACATCACAAACTCGGTATAGGCCTGATAGTCCAGTGGCGCACCAATAATCTTCTGGTGCATGAAGGTGATGTCTAACTCGGTGTTGGTAATCAAAAGCGACTTGCAGCCGGGCAAGGCCTCGGCAGTCTTTCTCAATGCTGGCAGCGCAACCTTTCCTCGACCATCGCCGTAAATGGCAACTACTGTAATGTCTTCAAAACTTTTTTGTTTTACGTCGCTCATTGTCAAAGCCCTCTAAGTTCCAATTAGCAATCCTGTACCGCGCCTCGTAGTCTTTAGCCACAGCCAATAACTCTTTCACGATCTCAGGGCGGTACACCTCTTTCCACCTCGCAACCAACGCCCTCTTCTGTTTGGCATCCTGTGCGGCAATGGCATTCCTCATCTCATAGCGCAACATCTGGCGCGACAACAACAGCTCTTCCTTGTAGCGGTCAGGACTGTCCATCTGCCTTTTGCGCCAAAGCCTTGATCTCATGAATCTCCAATCCAAACACATCGTGGATTCCCAACATCAAGCTCGCACTGACCGGCAAATGCCCATGCCGCACCCGGCTGACATAACCCGACTGCACACCCAACTCCCGCGCCAACTCCCGGTCATTCCTCAACCCAAACCTATCCTTCAAATGATCGAACAAAGCGTGCGCCTTCTTTGCGTTCAACATAGCCCCTCCTATTCAATTCGCCATACCCGAATACCGTCACCCTCCCTACGGCACACAAACTTCCTCTCCAACCGCTTACCCCTAATCCGGTTGTAATTACACAAAACATTCATATTCCCACCCGGCACAAAGAAACTCTCCCCCACCTGCAAAGCCTCATGCGGGTAGTTATGCCGAACCTTAACTTCAGGAATCGGTACATCGCTATCTATTTCATACATTCGCACCTCCGTTAATACAGTAAACCAACTGTAGCATAAATAGTGGAGGGAGAAACCGAAATTTCCTTGGGGCGGGGAAACCAAAAAACGTAAATTTCTTTGGTGCGGGGGATGAAATAGGGCGCGCAACCACGGAGGGTCAAGACCCATCGCGTTGCCACAAACATAACAGACCAATCCCTATCGCCTGACCATTACCAATAGGTCAGACCTATGCACTTGTCATGCTGTCAATTGCATCAATGACACGATTAACCCTTTGTCAATTGACCGATAGACAATATTGCATAGAAAACAACCCTATTGCCCCATGTTAATAAATATACAAGAGCGCGAGGATTGACAATATATCAACATTTACCCATGTTCCCGCTATATATGGAATAACCATATATCTACAAGTAAACGATAACGTATATGTCTATATATTATATAGGTAAACCCCCTTGAGTTAATTCATACACCGAGTTTATAATTAACGCACGCACTGACAAACACAGTGCTAATTTCCTAAATGACAAGGGGCTAACAATGCAAACATTTCCAGATAACGCACCAGCGGGTTTCGCTTCAAATTACCTGTATCAAGACAGCGAACTACTTGCGACAGCGATTAAAAACCTGCGCACAGGCCGCTACGGTAGCTTTGCGGCAAGCATAGGTGATGCTGCCAATGTCGCAGATAACGCAAACATTCAGCGCATCATCAAAGCATTTCCAGAACTATTCTGGATTGCTTCCGAACTGTAACTTTTCCTAATACTAAGGGGCTAAACATGAAAATCGATATTGCGCAGCAAATTACTGACCGCATCATTTCCGAGCTAGAAAAAGGGGCAACGCCGTGGGTTAAGCCTTGGCGGTATCTGAAACAACAACCGGGGCAGGGGATGCCGTTCAATCCGGCTTCTGGCACTGTTTACAGGGGCATCAATCACTTTTGGCTGTCAATGCAGCCTTTTGCTATCCCCTATTACGTTACTTTCAAACAAGCTCAGCAATTAGGTGGCACTGTATTAGCTGATCAGAAGGGTACGCCGGTTGTCTATTGGAATGTTCACCGTAAGGAAACAATCGGCGATAAGGGTGAATCAGTAACTTCTGCCTATGCCTTCATCAAACACTACTATGTTTTCAATATTGAACAATGCTCTGGCATTGAATTGCCTGCTATGCCTGAGATACCGGCAGTTGACTGGAACCCTTGCAACGAAGCTGATCAGATTGTTTCCCGCTTGCAATTATCCGGCGGGCTAACACACGCTGGTGACAGCGCTTATTACAGGCCTAGTACCGATGCAATCGTGATGCCACCACAAGCGGCTTTTGATTCTCGTGAAAATTACTACGCAACTTTGCTACACGAATCAGTACACGCAAGCGGACACGAAAAGCGATTAAAGCGCATCACTCCGGCTAGATTCGGCAGTGAAAATTATGCTTTCGAGGAGCTAGTAGCAGAATTAGGCGCTGCTATGCTTTGCGCAAAATGCGGAATTAACGGCGACTTACGCCATGCCGGATACATTGAAAATTGGCTACAGGCTTTGCGCAATGACAAAAAATTCATTCTCTCAGCGGCAGCAAAAGCGCAAAACGCACTGGACTATCTGACTGGTGAGCAAGTGAATGAGACTGAGCAAGTTACTGAAGCAATAGCAGCATAGGGTTTGACTGTATGCCCGATCAGGGCATACGGGCACGCCTTGTGCCATTTCCTAAACTTTAAGGGGCAACAATGAATGCTTTTTACTCTGATGGAAAAACATTGATCAAAGCCTATGCCAAGGGCAACGACTGGCAATTGATTGATTCTGCTGGCAATGAAAGATGGTTTTCAGTGTGGCACGCTGACAAATACGCATCTTTAGTCCGCGCATTTCATGATTTTCTAGGCAAAGATGGCAAATTTGCATCTTCAAACATTGTTTCAATCAAGGGGCAATCATGACGAATGACTACTATGATTTTGCAATAGCGGGGCATTTCCTACCGGCTTTGATCAATGACGATTATTCCGGGTTAGATGATCACGAAGTTATCCAGCTAGACCAGTGGATTGATCAGTGGCAACAATTGCCAGAAGCTACATTCTACGTTCAACCTACTGGCACTGACTTCAAAAATTGCGACATTTGCAATGTTTACGCTGAAGTTTACGATGTTCGCTTATATTTCCACAATGACAAGTTACCGGCTGGATGGACACTTGACGCTGTAGCAGATTAAGGGGCAAATCATGCAAATGATTCTTGAGATTATCGGCGGTTTACTCGGCCTTGCTGTTATGTGGGCCTTTCTTTTCGTTCTATTGTCATTCTAAGGGGCTACTAATGACTGAAAATAATCAACTGCTACCAAATGCCAATTGGCAAACGCAACAGCGGGGCAACAATGATGCCGAATATCAAATTTATTTATCTTGCGCCAATGATGGCAACGGCGGTGACATCACGCGCAGCGGGAAACCGCTAAAAACCTATGATGAATGGCTGAATAGCTAAACGCCGTTTTAAGCGGTTTTCCATCAGGCCTGTACTCTGTACAGGCTTTTTCTTTTTGTAGCCTTGTATCCCCTTTAAAACGCTTTTAAACCGCATTGCTACCAGTGCCAGCCAATCCGCTTTTCAAAAACCCCCTATGCAAAACTCAACCCTAGCTTGTTTGGCAACAAATGCAGGTTCAGTCCTTTGACATTTGAATCTTCAAAAAAAATCGGAAATGACCCTACTGTGTTCGCGGGATCACGCTCCTATAGCTATACGTTTTCTATAGTTGAAGAAACCGTAGATCATAGAAACCGTATAGTCCTAGTAAACGACTATACCTATAAGTTTTGAGAGATAGATGTTAGAACGATAGACCCTCGTATACCCATATGACGGTTTACCCTATAGCTATAGTTACCGTATAGCTATAGTAACCGTATATATGTAGTAACCGTATAGCTATACGTTTACTTAGACTATAGTAAACGTATAGATATATTTATATAGGTGTTCCACTTGCCAAAAAGAAACACAACAGTTATCCACAGGTTATCCACAGACTTATCCACAGGGGATAATGCCTTTCACTCTATCTCTCAAAATAGTTGTTGACTTTGTGTATTCTGTGAACTATTGTGCGCGTGTGCTGATGCACATTATCCGTTTCCTAATCAGGGAGGTTCCAATGACTTACACCTATCAGGATCAATTCGATCCTCGTCAAGACACAGACCTTATAGACCGTATTCGCAAGCAAGAGGCTGCTGCTCAAGCTGCTTTAGACCGTGCTAGAGCGTCTGTTCATCACCTGTCTGCTTCCGTCCTACGTCTTCGTGAACGCCGTTTCCAATTGGTAGAACTCGACGCCTAATCCGTTATCCATCCATCTAGGGGCTTATCCATGACTTACATTAAAGACATCAAACTCTGTGTTGATTGCTTCTTCTTTGGCAATGAACATGGTCAGAAAGATCGCTGTATCAATCCTGTTACCACTGAACGCAGCCTTGTTACCGGCAAGGAAGAGTTTCCTTATTGCTATGCTCAACGCCAGTCCTATAGGGATGGTGACTGTGGGCCTAAAGCTATTTACTTCGTCCTGCACGCTGATAACCGGATCAGCAGAGAGAAAGCCAGACAAGAGTTTGAAGAGGCCATGCGTGATAGCCCCTTCTGAACGCGACATGATCGCCAAGGTGCTAAAACAAGGCGTCGAGGCCATTCATCGCTGGTGGGCTAGGTCGGTGTTTACCATCGTCCTACTCATCATTAGCTACTACATTGGCGCTGTTCAAACTGAGAGCCGTATAGCCGCTGATTGCAGGTTTGCTGCGGCTTTCAGAGTGGATATTCAGGCCTTCACTTGCCAGAGGAAACTATGACGAGAGATGACATCATGAGGATGGCGAGGGAAACAGACTGTCTTGACGATCAGCATTACGGTTCAGTATGGGCAGATAAATTAGAACGCTTTGCCAACCTAATTGCAGCAGCAGAGCGTGAGGAATGCGCCAAAGTGGTTGAGCAAGCTGGCATTGATGGCTATGGCACATTAGCCGCTGCACTGTTAGTCAGGGAAAGAGGTGCGCCTTGACTACGTTTCAACTAATAACTTTTATCGGTGCTGCATTAGTGGGTGCCGGTGGGCTAGTAGCAATTATTGTCCTGTTGCTATCAGTCTTATTGTGGGATCAGGACGAAAACTACTGGGGCTAAACATGAGTGACTTTTCACCCGAAGTGCGCAATAACGCACTATGGTCTAACGATGCACGCCGTTTCGTTGAAGGTAGAAGCGGTGAGGTATATGCCGAAAAGATAGGCGTTAAACCGTTAGATGACTTATCCAACGTAGAAGCTGTGCAAATGGGTTTAGTAATGCAAGAACCCATTATGAAAGAGTTTGCACGCAGACAACGCATCAATTTCAAAGATGCTGACTACTCTCTGTATCACCCGCAACATACCTTTCTTGCCTCACACTTTGATTACATTTCAGAGGATGGGCAGACACTCTATGAGGTCAAGAATCTCGGTATCCACCAGCGGAAGAAGTACGGAGACGATGGCACAACTGACGTTGACACAGGCTACCGTGTTCAATGCTTGCATGAATCCTTAGTCCACCGTATCCCTAACGTAGTCTTAGTGGTCTGCTTTGGCGGTCAGGAAATCTGCCACTATCCACAGCATTTCTCAGAGGAACAATGGGATTTACACGCCAGAGAGATGGCACAGTTTTGGGGGCGCATCAAGGCTAGAAACTTTGATCCTGAAACGATGGGTGATGCTGCCAAGATTGTGTACAAGGAAGACAATGGCAACAGCCTGTTAGCCAATCAGGAATTGGAAAACATTTGCGAGATGCTGAAGATTGTCAAAGAACAGCGCAAAGTATTAGAAGCGCAGGAAGATGCCCTAGCCGCCAAAGTGCAAGGCTACATGATGGAAGCCAGCCAACTAGCTACCTATGATGGTCGAATCCTAGCTACTTGGAAGGCCAGCAAATCGACTAAGTCTTTTTCTAAAGACTTGTTCCGTAATGCTATGCCAGAGATGTATGACAAATTTGTCGTTGAACAACCCGGTTCCCGCCGTTTTCTTTTGAAGTGAGGTCATCATGAGTCAAGATAATTTCAAAGCATTTCCATACACAGGCGCAGGCAGTGATGGCATGGACTTGCGCGATTACTTTGCAGCTAAAGCTATGCAGGGTTTGTTAGCTTCTGACACACACGCACCCGTTTCTGAGTTTGTCAGAAGGGCATACGAGGTAGCAGATGCCATGATGGAAGAAAGGATTAGCCATGAGTAACGTAGTCAACATGGCAGGGGATGCGGCAATTGCCGTACTTGATCCTGCTATCCAATCATCCATTGTGTTGCGTGGTGACTTGTCTGGACTGAACGAGGATCAGAAGAAAGAGTATTACTTGTATCGCTGCCGACAAGTCGGTCTTGATCCAGCCGCTAAACCCTTTGATCTGCTAACACTCAATGGTAAACAAATCCTCTACGCGAACGCAGGAGCTACTCAACAGCTTTGTGCGCTCCACAAACTTTCCACTCAGATTACGCATCGGGAACGTGTGGATGGAATTTACATTGTCTCCGTCCGATGCACGGGCGCTGACGGCAGAGTTTCAGAAAATCAAGGCGCAGTGGATGTTTCAACCCTTGTCGGCGAGAGATTGGCTAATGCCATCCTTAAGGCGACTACGAAAGCAATACGCAGGTCGGTTCTTGCACATTGTGGACTCGGAATGCTTGATGAGACTGAAGTTGAAACCATCCCGGAAGCGCGTAAAGAGCCTCTGATCGTACCGCAAGCAGTCGCACCCATCGAAGTACCTGCACCACCACCAAAGCAAACCACAGGCGTTGCTTTTATGGTGCCGGGAAAGAGCGAAGCCTATGCCTACCATGCCAACGATGATGAGTTTGTCAACGGCTACTTGGATATGGTCACAAGCATCATGGCAAGCGGGAAACTGAACGCTGCCGAGAAGCTGGCAAAGATCACAGCACTGGAAGGCGCTAATGACTTTGTGCTTGGCATGATTGAAGCTGAGAAGCCAGTGCTATTCGAGGTATGGACTAAGGGCGTGAAAAGGGCGAAGGAGGATTGCGATCAGCAAATAAAAAAGGGTTGAAGCCAGCCAGCGGCAAGGGGCAATCAGCCATGATCCTAGATCATTTGCAGCAAGGTGATGGTATTACAGCCCTCGATAGCCTAAGACTGTACGGCGTGCTACGGCTGGCGGCACGCATCGAAGAACTTAGGAAAAATGGACACACCATCGTGACGCAAACGGTGCGTGTTGGCAGGAAAGAGATAGCACGTTATTCATTAGTTAAGGAGAAGCAACATGGATCGACCAGACATTGAACGCAAGATGGGTACAGGGGTACTACTGAGCAACCGTAATAAGAAGTCGCCTAGTAGTCCTGACTGGCGTGGTGAACTTAAGGTATCTGAACACTACGCTCCGGGTGACACAATCAAGCTGGCAGCATGGACTAAGGACACGAAAGGGGGTGCGCTAATCTCGATCAAAGAAGATACTTGGGTGCCACCTGAGAGTACCGGCCCCGGCAATGTAAACCCTTTCCCGTCCAAGCGGAAAGATGATTCTGATTTGCCTTTCTAATGGAGGTCACATGAGATACCTTTTTGCGTTATGGTTAGCAATTACCGCACCACTGGTTTGGGCAAGCTGCACCTACAATACCTACTGCGATCAAGGTAGGTGTGTTACTTGTACAACCTGTTGCTACGGCAATAGCTGCAACACAAATTGCTACTAACTTTTTGGGGAAAGCGGATGCTGGTTTGATGATTAACAAATCGTCAAGGATAGAGTTAGACGCAGCGAGTACCCCACCCCCACCATGAGCAAACTTAACAGGCAGCGTGGCGCAAGCTATGAACGTGAAGTCGCCAATGCGATATTTGATCAGCTAGGCATACGCATTCGACGGAACCTGAAGCAGTATCAGGTGTCGGATGAAGGTGACTTAATCCTTGGCAAATATCTCATTGAATGCAAACGCAGACGTAAGATTGCAGTGTATGATTTTATGGAGCAAGCAGAGAAGGCTTGCGAGATAGGTCAAATACCCCTTGTAATCATGCGCGAGGATGGCAATAAGTCTTTAGCCATGCTCCGACTTCCCGACTTGCTGACTCTGTTAGGTAACGAATTAACCCCCCATCAGCCACAGGATGAACCTTCGCCTGAAGGTAGTTAGGAGCGTTGCGGGGCGCAGCGTCACTGTGGCACGCCCCACCCTTACGGAGATCACATGGAAAAGCAGAAACATATTTTTATTGCAACACCTATGTATGGCGGGCAATGCACAGGTGTATTTGTTCAGTCGTTGATTAACTTGATTGGCGTGCTGGGTAGCAAGGGTTACAAAACTTCTTGTTCCTTCATGTTCAATGAAAGCCTGATTACCCGCGCACGTTGCAATATGGCGCACCAATTCCTGCAAGGTGATGCTGATTACCTACTTTGGATTGACGCTGACATCAAGTTTCGGGCAGAAGATGCAGTCAAAATGCTTGAGGCCGATGTTGATGTCATAGGTGGAATCTATCCAAAGAAGGAAATCAATTGGGATATGGTTAAACAAGCTGTGTTGGATGGCAAAGACAATTTGCACAACCACACAGGCAGCTTCGTAGTCAATCTTCTGGAAGGCGAATCTTCTATTACCGTGCCAGTAGATCAGCCGTGTGAGGTATCAGCCCTTGGCACAGGCTTCATGCTGGTCAAGCGTGATGTCTTTGAGCAATTGAAGCCTCACACAGACACTTACGTTAGCGACATGACGCACTTGGCAGGGCAGGAAATATACGCTTTCTTCCTTGATCCCATTGATCCAAAGAGCAAACGCTTGTTGTCAGAGGATTACTTCTTCTGTCACCAGTGGCGTAAGATTGGCGGCAAGATTTATGCAGCGCCTTGGTGCCAAATGGGTCACATGGGAACGTACCTGTTTGAAGGCGGCTTGATGGGTAGTGAGTAAAAAAACCCCCGCCAGAGGAAGGCGGGGGAAAGCCTAGAAGGGAAGACTAGGCCAGCAGAACTTATCTCTTAGTCTTGCGTGCAGTCTTGGCAGACTTGCGGAATGCAGCATCGGTGGGCGCACCTTTACTTCCCGGCTTTCTCATGCGCTCACCACTTCCCGCTTTGATTCTTTCCTGTTTAGCATTGATATTGCTATAAAGTCCGGTCTTCATTTGATCCCCCAAAAGTAAAGGTCATGGCAATCTGAGTTAGTGCTGAACTCATACCGCTTGAACACACTTAAATCTATTTCCCGCCGCACATCTTCTTCAGTCAGGTTGCGGTAGTAGTCACCGCAGAATGGCGCATCTTGTGGGCTAGTCCTGCGTGTACCGTGTTCTTTGCGTCCAGTGGTAGCGCAGCTAAAGAATACCAAACCTGACGCCATCCTGATCATGTTTTTTAGCGTCGCCACCCACTCAGGGTTATGCTCAAAACACTCACAGCTTGCCACAACGTCGAAAGCACCATCTTCATAGGTGAGGTCTTCCCCTCTAGCCACCACATCAACGTCGGCTCCCTCGCCAAGATCAACCCCAACATAGGTGCATTTCTCAAAGAATGGTCTGATTGAACCGTTGATGTTTAGACTGCCTATCTCCAGCACATACTCGCCAATAAAGTATTCTGGAAACTTAAACCGCAGACTTGCCACAAAGTCTAACTGCGCTTGATGACTCATTTAATCCCCAAATACTTTCTTACCTGATCCAAGATCATTAGCTGCTGCGGCGTGTAAAGCTCTGCCGCATTGTCACCAAACTGATTAAAAGTGTAGCCTCGGAATATCTCCGGCACCCCACTGCTCTCAGACCACTCTTCAAACGGGCGTGTCTCGCCAAAGTTTTCTCTGTGATACTTGTATCTTTCTTGCATCACTTTGGGATCAAGCGACTCACGGA